GGGGACCCCGCTGAACCTTGAAGGAGGTACCTTTGTACACCACCAAGAGCCGGTTCCTTGACCCTTTCAGGGTTCAAGGTAGCGGACGCAATAACTCCAGTTCGATAAATCGAATTGTAGATATTGAGTCTAACCGGCTTGTTGAGGGAGTGTATTCGTGGAGAACGGGCAGAAACGCTGTTTCTGACCCACCTGCATCCCCCATGAAGCGGACATCTGATGGCTTTGGCCTTCAGGTGCCCACCAATCGTGGGAACCTCGTTGATCGGATCGCCGCAAGGACGAACTACATCAACGAGTTGCAGAGAGCGGCCTTCCCTGCCGAAACGGCTTCGGGAAGTTTCTCTACGAATCGATGTTCAACCACTGACAGCGGTCATCTGTTCGCTTCGCTTAAGTCCCTTCGGGACCCTGCGATTGCTTCAGTTGACTTCTACAGCTCATCAACGGCAAATTACGTTGGTGATATGTGGAATGAGGTCAGTGGATGTTGGAACGCAAGCAGTTATTCTTTTGGGTTTGCTACCCAAACTTCATCACTCACTACCGCTTCCGAGCGGCAGGGAGTGGCGAATAACTTCTTCGCCAACACAAACCCGGACCGAAACGAAGCCTCTATGGGCGTAACCATGATTGAGTTACTCCGTGGAGACATTCCATCGGTCTTGAAGAACTTCCGAAAGATGACGGAAGAGGCACAGTCCTTGCGCAAAACGCTTGGTTCTGATTACCTCAACATCGCTTTCGGTTGGGCTCCCCTGATCAGTGAAGCAGCCAATCTTCTCAAGATTGGCCTCTCCATTGATCGTGCCATCTACTACGAGTCGTTCCGTAGGCAGAGGCAGTGGGATGGTCCCTCAGTTCGTACCAACGCAGTTGTTTCCGGCGTTTCTCTTGGTTATACCAGGAGTCCCGTCGGTACTTTCAACTACGGAGGTTCGTCTGTGAGTGCTCCGTATAGTTCTGGGAACGGTATCTCTCTCAGTAACATCGAGAGGGTTACGGTTCGTCAGGAGGACTACTCGTTTACGAGTAGGTATACGGGCATCGCTAAGCCACCAAGTTTAGCGAACTATCACATGGAACGGGCTTTGAACATGGCTCAAAGGTTGGGTGTGATCAACGACCCCCAATTGATTTGGGAGTTGATGCCATACTCATGGTTGGTTGATTGGTTTTCCACAATGGGATCCTCAATCTCCAACGCGAATACATATTCCCCGATGAAGGGAAAGTATTCAGTCGATTATGCCTATGTGACCACGAAGCATGTTGTCGAGGAAACGTTGGACTTTACCACTGGTAAGTTCAACAACCCGACGCTTCTTCGTTCATTTGCCTGGCGTAACCCCGTTTCATACGGAGCTACAACCTGCAAATGGCGTGATCGAGCAACCCCCTTCGGGTTCGGAACCCAGCTGGGAAGCTTGTCTGCTTCTCAGTTTGGGATCCTGGTTGCTCTTGGCCTTGCCAAGAGTCGCTGACAATTCAACAACAATCGAACAATAATCGAACATGGACAGGAGTCCAAGATGGCATTCACCGATCCGCAGTCTATCACAGTCGATGGTGTAGCGACCTCGCTTCCGCGAGTTCTCACTGGCACCACCGTCGGTAGCTTCAAGTCCGCTGATGCGGTCAAGGAAGTTACCATCGATCCTCGCGGGAGTGCGAAGCGTCGACGCAATGTGGTGCGCTTCTATTCGAAGCGCAACACGGTCGACCCTCTCAATCCCGCAATTTCGATCACGAGCCAGTCTATGGTTTCGGTCACGATTGACCGTCCACTGACTGGTGCCACTGACGCTGACATCGAGAAGGATCTTCTCGGTCTCATCGGATGGCTCACTGCGAGCACCAACGCGAACTTGAAGAAGCTCGTGGCTGGTGAGAACTAATCGATGGACACAGTCATTGTGCTGAGTCTCGTCGTTCTCTCTGGAGCAGCCGGTATTGCTATCGGCGGCTTCCTGGGAGTAGTTCTTCGGCGTTCTTGACGTCGATCGAATCCATCTTGGCTTGGAACATCTAGCCCTTTGAAAGGGGGCAGAGTTGAAAAGCCAAGTGATCCTCCTTGAGCACCTCATGCGTGATGCAGGAGGTGCTCTGGGGTTCAGCGCAGAGAGAGATATTGAAACTCTCTGGAGGAGATACGACAAGGAGGGCTTGCCCTTCTTGACGATCGCATTGCCACGCCTTGATGACCTGCTTGTTGCGGGTCTTCGAGACGGACAGCTCCCTTCCGTGGAAGGGTGGTTGTCGCGATGCGCATACCCCGAGTTCCTTTCTGGAATTTGGAGTATGATTTTCTCCAGGGACGGAAAACTTCTCTCCGTCCCCAGCATACCGGCAATTCGTTGGCTTCGACAGATCTCTCGTCTTCACAAGAAGATATTTGAGGTCTGCGAACCCGAACGAGTCGAAGCTGAGATCGATCAGTTCGTGAGTACAGACAAGAGTCTGCTGTCACGTGCTGACGTCCGTGCGACGATTGACCCGTATGCCCGAAAGGTCGCCCAACTCTTGTTTGGCGAACTAATCGGTGAGGCCCTGCTTACCATCGAAGATGGCAAGCATGGCCCGGGAGCTGTATCCGAACAATTCGGTGCTAATGAGAGATGGAGTTTCGACTCTATTTCTTATAACATCGAATCATTGGTGGGGCCAGAGTATTTTCGAACCTCATGGTTCGATCTACTCGAGCGGCCTCCTTCCAATCAGGAAGTACCTGCTCGACTGGTTGCCGTCCCAAAGACGGCCGTGAAGCCTCGGTTGATTTCGATCGAGCCTTCATATAACCAGTTTGTACAGCAGGCTCTCCAGTTGCGTCTCAAGACGCTTCTGGAGAGTGGGAATTTTGCGTGTTCTTACACGCATCAGTCCCATAACCAACGGATGGCACTTCAGGGATCTATCGATGGCCTTGTGGCTACGATCGATCTATCTGAGGCCTCAGACCGTGTGAGTTTGGCTTTGGTAGAGGAACTCTTCGGGTTTAACCCGCAGTTTATCCGATACCTTAAGCTTTCGCGCTCACGGTTTGTGGAGCTCCCTGATGGCAAGCTTGTTCTTCTGAACAAGTTTGCATCAATGGGGTCTGCTCTGACATTCCCAGTGGAGTCGATGGTCTTCATGACCCTCGTCGTCACTGTTCTATGTCGGATGCAGGGGAACTTCTCCGCTAGGGCTGTGAAGTCCTATCGGCGGCGTACCCAAACGCTGAGCATCTACGGAGATGATATTATCATCCCTGTAGATGCCTACCCCTACGTGGTTCAGTCGCTAACATCCCTTGGGATGAAAGTGAATGATTCTAAAAGCTTCTCATCTGGGAAGTTTCGGGAATCATGTGGCGTGGACGCTTACGATGGCAGGGTTGTTACTCCTGCCTACGCACGCGCTTACCTCCCTGAATCACGGGCGAAGAGCAATGAGCTGGTGAAAGCCAGTTCACTGCGAAACCAACTGTTCGAGCGATTTGGAGAGATCCAGACCGTTCGCTTCCTTGACTCCCTCATCGGGAGACTCGTGAAGTATCCAGCCATCCCTTACGGGATGGCTGCGATAGGCCGTTGGTCAGATGAGCCAGATTTTTCATTCTGTCGATGGAATCCCACGCTGTTTCGTCGTGAGTGGCGTTTGCCTACTCTCGTCGAAATCAAGCGCCGTGACCCTATTGACTCGTACGAAGCTCTTCAGAAGAGTCTTCGTACCAGCCTGAATGAGGATCCAGATCATCTGATCTTCGCTGGTCGTCCTGTAGCGACCGAAATCCACTACAGGTGGTG